AAAAATCAAAGAAACCGTTGCCGAAGTTAAAAAAGAAGTGGCCGAAGTAAAGATTGCTGTTGCAGAAGCAAAAGTTGCTGCTAAAAAAGTAGTAAAAGAAGCTTCTGATGTAGCTAATGTGGTAGAAAAAGCTGCTCCTAAAAAGAAAAGATACTACCCAAAGAAAAAAGCTGCTCCTAAAGCTGAGCAAAAAGCTGCTGCTAAAAAGTAAATGAAACGATTCAATACTCAACAACTTGTAATTCTTGCTTTATTAGCATTACTAGCATATCAATTCTTTTTTGCTGGTAATCGCTACAAGAAAGATTACGAAAGAATGTTGAGAGAGCGTGAACAAGAATACAACACGCAGATTGAAAAGTTAGAAAGTCAATCGGATTCTCTTTTAAAAATCAATAAAGATATTGAAAAAGAATTAAAGAGAATTGATGTTCAGATTGACAAAAAAGATGCTCAAATCAATAAGTTAAGGAAACAATATGAAAAAGATGTTGCTAAGCTTGACGCTATGTCTGATAACGACATTGCCGATGCTTTCACAGACGCTTTCAACTGAATCTAACTTAATTGCAGTTCCGAGAGCGGCTCTTGAAAACGCATTAAAGGTAAAAGCAGAACGTGACTTGTGTGTTAATGAATTACGATTAACACAAGAAAAGGTTGTTTTATACTCAAAATCTATTGATTTGTATAAAGTTGAAGTTGAAAACTTAAATAAAGTTATTACTTCAAAAGATTTGGTTATTGTAGAAAAAAACAAAATAATTTCTCTAAAAGAAGACCAAATCAAAGTTTTAAAAAGAGAAAAATCTTCTAAAATGTGGCAAGGTCTTTTGGTTGGCTTTGCTGGTGGAGCTGCTACGGTTACATTATTGCTCGCTCTATAAATAAAAATGTATGGCAAAAAGTTTAAAGGAACTTATTAGGGAAGAGTACATTAAATGTGCTAAAGACCCAGTGTATTTCTTTAAGAAATATTGTTATATCCAACACCCTCACCGAGGTAAAATTCTTTTCAATCTTTATGATTTCCAAGAAGATTTGATGAGGGAGTTTGATGACCACAGGTTTAATGTAATCCTCAAATCACGTCAGTTAGGTATTTCTACTCTATCCGCCGGATACTCTTTATGGATGATGTTATTCCACGAAGATAAAAACATTTTGGTAATTGCAACCAAACAAGAAGTAGCAAAAAACCTTGTGACTAAAGTAAGGTTTATGCACGAAAACCTACCAAGTTGGTTAAGAGGCCAAACCGAAGAAGACAATAAACTTTCTTTACGATTGAGAAATGGTTCTCAAATTAAAGCAACATCAGCAGCAGGTGACGCGGGTCGTTCTGAAGCTCTTTCAATGTTAATTATGGATGAGGCTGCGTTTATTTCCAACATTGAAGATATTTGGACTTCTGCTCAATCAACTCTTTCAACCGGTGGTAAAGCTATTGTCTTATCAACTCCAAATGGTGTTGGCAACTGGTTTCATAAAATTTGGTTAAAAGGTGAGGCTGGTGATAGTTGGAATCCAATCAAACTTCACTGGACCGTTCACCCTGAACGAAACCAAAGTTGGAGAGATGACCAAACAAAATTACTTGGTGAAAAGGGCGCAGCACAAGAATGTGATTGTGACTTTATCAGTTCGGGTTACACGGTAGTAGACTCATCAATTCTAACTTGGTATACTGAAACTTATATTAAAGACCCAATTGAAAAACGAGGATTTGATGGAAATTATTGGTTGTGGGAATATCCAAATTATTCTCGTGACTATGTAGTGGTAGCCGATGTGGCTCGTGGCGATTCATCCGACTATTCAGCATTCCACGTTATTGATATTGAAACCGTAGAACAAGTTGCTGAATACAAAGGTAAGATTGAAACCAAACAATATGGAGCATTCCTTACATCGGTTGCTGCGGAGTGGAACAATGCTATGTTGGTGGTTGAAAACGCAAACATTGGTTGGGCTGTAATCCAAGAAGTTATTGATAGAAACTATACAAACTTATATTACTCATATCGTGAGTTGGGTTATGTAGATGATGATGTCCACCTACGAAAAGGTTGGGACCTAAAGAAAAAAGAAGATATGGTTCCGGGCTTTACAATGTCTTCACGAACAAGACCTTTGGTGATTTCTAAACTTGATACCTATATGAGAGAAAAAACACCAATCGTTCACTCAAAGCGTTTAATTGATGAGCTGTTTGTATTCATTTGGAATGGTTCCAAGGCGGAGGCTCAACAAGGGTATAACGATGACTTGGTTATGTCGTTCTCCACAGGACTTTGGGTAAGAGACACCGCATTAAAATTAAGACAACAGGGTATAGATTTAAGCCGTACCGCATTAACTCACATTTCAAAGACTCAAGGTGGTGTTTACAACGCCAGAATGGGACAACATAATCCTTGGGTATTAAAAGATGGTAGAGGTAATGATGTAGATATGACTTGGATACTTTAATTTGGTAGTGTAGTTTATTTTTTGTATATTTATAGATTGTAAAAGTATACTCTTTTAGTTTAGAAAAACATTATGGCAGACAATTCATTATTTGGAAGATTACAAAAACTATTCGCTACCCAAGTCATCGTAAGAAGAGTTGGGAAGAATCGTTTACAAGCCGTAGACTCACAAAGACTACAATCTCAAGGTAATATCCGTGGAACATCATACTACGATAGATTTGGTCGTTTACATACTTCTCGTAGGAATTGGGAAACCTACAATCAACAATTTAACTATCACTCAAACAAGTTAGAATTGTATACTGACTATGAGGCGATGGACAAAGACTCAATCATTACTTCTATTTTGGATATCTACTCCGATGAGTGTACCTTAAAGAACGATATGGGTGATGTGATTCGTATTAAATCTTCTGATGAGAATCTAAAGAAAATCCTTCACAACTTATTTTATGATATCTTAAATATTGAATTCAACCTTTGGGCTTGGGTTCGTGGTATGAACAAATATGGTGACTACTTTTTGTATTTAGATATTGAAGAGGGAGTTGGTATTGTAAATGTCCAACCAATTTCAGCATACGAATTTGAACGTGAAGAGGGATTTAATCCTGATAACCCTTATGAGGTTAGATTTAAATTATCCAATATGAGTTCTTCTACCAATTTCTCATATGGTAAAGATAAAAATACATACTTCCCATTTTATCAGATTGCACACTTTAGATTAATGACCGACTCAAACTTCCTACCATATGGTCGTTCTTTGTTAGAGGGTGCTAGAAAAACTTGGAAACAATTAACTCTTATGGAAGACGCAATGATGATTCATAGAATTATGAGGGCGCCTGAAAAGAGAATCTTTAAAATTGATGTTGGTAATATCCCACCACAAGAGGTTGACCAACATATGAGAAACATTATTGATGGAATGAAAAAAGTTCCATATATTGACCAGAACACGGGTGATTACAACCTCAAGTTCAATATGATGAATATGTTGGAAGACTATTTCTTGCCGGTTCGTGGTGGTCAAAGTGGAACTGAAATTGATTCTTTGAGTGGTATGGAATTCGGTGGTATTGATGATATTGAATACCTAAAGAATAGAATGATGGCTGCTCTAAAAGTTCCCAAAGCATTCATTGGATACGAGGAGGGTGTAGAGGGTAAAGCCACACTTGCTCAACAAGACATTAGATTTGCAAGAACTGTAGAACGAGTTCAAAAGATTGTTCTATCAGAACTTACTAAAATTGCAATTGTTCACCTTTACTCACAAGGATACGAAAACGAAGACCTCGTTAACTTTGAGTTAGAGCTTACAAACCCATCTATCATCTACGAACAAGAGAAAGTTGCTTTACTTGCTGAAAAGACAAGTCTTGTAAGAGATATGAAAGACTTAAAGATGATTTCACAAGAGTGGATTTACAAAAACATCTTTAATATGTCTGATGATGAGTGGACAAAAGAACAACAAAAAGTAATTGATGACTTGAAGTTGTCATTCAGACACGAACAAATTACTACCGAAGGTAATGACCCAGCCAAAACAGGCGAATCGTTTGGAACACCACACGACCTTGCTGTGATTGCACAACAACCTGCTGAAGAAGAAGGTGGTTCTCCTGAAGGTGGATTTCCTGGCGCTGGAAGGCCTACGGAGAGTGGAACATACGGAACCGACCAAGCAAATATGGGTAGAGACCCACTTGGTAAACAAACCGACATTAGTAGAGACAGTACATATCACAATTTTAGAAAAGGACCAATGGCGGTTGAATCTCAAACGGCATTAAAATCTTCTTTAAAAAAAATGAAGGTTAAAACAAAGTCTATGATTATTGAATCCTTAAAACCAGAGTCTAAAACTGAAGAGTTGGGGCTGCTGGATGAGTCTCAATTGTTAGATGATACGATTTAACCTACAATACGATATTTATTTATTAGAAAGTCAAATAAAAGGTTTGAAATGGGTAAATTAAAACACAGTAAGTTCAAAAATACGGGTATTTTATTTGAGTTGCTCGTGAGACAAATTGCTGCTGATACATTAGGTGGTAAAAACTCACTGGCGCTTGAAATAATTAAATCCCATTTCAAAAAAGGGACTGAACTAACCAAAGAGTTAAATCTCTATCAGACGCTTCAAAAAGAAACATTTGATACTCAATATAAAGCTCAAGAATTTGTTAATATTATTTTAGAGCAGAGAAAAGGTTTAAACGAATCTATTCTTCGTAGACAAAAATATAATCTTATCAAATCTATCAAAGAATCTTACAAGATTGATGACTTTTTTAAGTATCGTGTAAACAATTACAAAGAATTAGCATCAACCTACAAGTTATTTGAATATAAGCAAGAAAATTCTCCAAAAGAATGGGTTGATTGTAAGAATACTATCTTTGAAAGTATTATCACCAAAAAAGAACAATTGGTAGAACAAAAAACCAACGAAGAATACACAACACAACCAAAAGAGGTTCGTTTATTGGCTTACAAATTCTTGGTTGATTCATTCAATGAAAAATATTCAAGTTTAACTTCGGAACAAAAGAATGTATTAAGAACATACATCAATAATATTGATAATTCAGAGAAATTAAGAAAGTATGTTATATCTGAAGTTAAAAAATTAAAGACCGCATTTGGTAAAGTAAAAGTATCTGATAAGGTTGTATCTATTAAGTTAAACGAAACTGTTAATTTGATGGAAAGTATCGCAACATCAAAGGTAATCAGCGAAACGCAGGTTCTTTCTCTATTAAGATACCACGAATTGCTTCAAGAAGTGAGGAAACTAAAATGAGTAAATACTTGCTAAAAGAACTTGAAGACAAATTCAATCAACTTGAACTTCAACAAGAAGAAGATGAGTTGGATGAAGCAAATGTGACCGCAAACCTTGATGGTGGTGCTGGTCCCCCAAGAACCCCATACGCTTTTGCTAAAAGTGAGGATGATATGGATGATGACCACATTGAAGTATTAGGATACAAAAAATCAAAAAAATCAAATCAACATTTTGAATCACTTTCACAATTAGATTCTAAATTAGAAAGTTTGATTGAAGCAACCTATCGTGCTTATAGAAAAGATGAGTCAATGTCTGCAAAGAAAAAAGTGAATCTTGCTATCAAAGAAATTAATCGTAAGTTGTATGAGGTTGAACAATTAGTAAATCAGAATACAAAACTTAAAACCGAAATGGGATTGAGTCAAGGTCAGTATTGGGAATCTACAAAAGTAAGATTTAGTAAGATTTCCGAAAGAATGTTAAAGATTTCTCGTAAGATTAAAGAATTGGGTGCTTGATATGTCGTGTGGATGTGAAAAGAACCAAGTTAATGAAGCTTTAGAGGTGGATGACATCTCTCAAATCAGATTGTTGATTCGTAAAGAATTAGCTAAAGTATTTCTTGACCTTTACCGCAAAAAACAAATCTGGGAAAAATAATGAAGCAATTATTAGTTGATACTACTGTATTCCAAATTACACCTCAAATCTTGAAGGAGTCGCAAGACCGCCACGGAAGATTTTTGGTTACAGGTGTATTGCAGAGAGCAAACGCTAAAAACCAAAATGGTAGAGTATATCCAAGAAACATTCTTGAAAGAGAAGTTGAAAAATACAAGGGTAGGGAAATCAAAGAAAACCGAGCATATGGTGAACTTGACCATCCGGAATCATCGGTAATTGAATTGAAAAACACATCACACGTTGTTCGTGATGTGTGGTGGAATGGTGATGATGTAGTTGGTGCTGTTGAAATCTTAAACACACCTGCTGGCAAAATCTTACAAGAGTTAATCAAAGCAGAATGTACGGTGGGTATCTCATCAAGAGGTATGGGTTCAGTAAGTCAGATTAAAGAAGATGGGACTGTTGCAGTTGAAGGTGACTTTGAATTGATTTGTTGGGACTTTGTTTCTAACCCATCAACGCATGGCGCTTTTATGAGACCTACAAATGAAGGGGTTATCAAAGAGTCAGTTCAAAGAAAACAAACTAATTATAATAAGGTTAATACACTTATGAGAGAAATCATCTGCGAAGTGGGTGGATATTGTGAGTGTGATTTTGGAGATATAAAATGAAAATGATATCATTACTAAAAGAAAACGCTAGTAGAACCGCAATGGAAATTGGCGGTTTGACTGGTTTAAACAAAGATGCAATCCAAAAGTTTGTTGATACTCACAATATGGATATTGAGAAGGTTTACCAATATGTTAAAAAGTCAAAGTTAACAGATAGACTTAATTTTGTAACGGCAGTAGTTGGAACTCCTGGAAATCCGGTTCAAAAAAGAATGATTAAGATGTTTGGTGAATCAGTAAACGAATCACAAGACCACGAAGTTTCAATGGCTCAAAATTCATTGGATTCTATTATCAAATACGCTACTGAATTGAAGCAAAAAATGGGTGAGATGGAAAAAGATATTCCTGCTTGGATTCAAGACCACATCACTAATGCTGAAAACTATGTATCTCAAGCGGCTTCAAACTACCACGAATATGGTAGTGGTATGAACGAAGGTAGATTAAACGAAATGAACCGCCAGTTAAATGTAAAAGTTAACAAGATGTTATCATACGAACTTGATGACTTGAGAAAAGGTGGAGCTAATCACTTATGGGCTATTATGCACATTTTGATTGGCGCATTAAGAGATGCTAACTTCCATTCAGACGCAAAGAAAGTACCCGCCATCTTCGGTTCAAAAGCAAAATACGAAGGTGACCCACAGGGTGAGAAAGACCTTGAGAATATGTACGAATACGATTTAGGTCCGACCATTGCTGCTCTTGCAAAATGGGATGGTAAAGACATCGTAAACGCAGTTGGTTTTTATGTATCAATGAATGTTGGTAGACCAATGGGTGAAAAAATTGAAAAACTTGTTGAAGGTAAAAAATAAGGACAACTAAAATGAAAAAATTATCACAACTTCTTAAAGAATCGCAAGAGTTAGATTACCGCAGAATGAATGTCGGTGAAGAAGAAGGTCAAGGAATGACCAAAGAAGAAAAGCGTGCATTCGTTGAGGCTGTTGCTGCTTACCGTCAATTAGGTGAAATGATTTCACACAAAGGTAATTTGGCTGAAATTCACGACTCTATCAAAGGTATCGTAGAAAGTGCTAATAACATTACGTTAAAAGAAACTGGTGATTGGTTTGATAGAGTAACTGTTCAGAGACATATGAAATCTATGAACGAATCATTCAAGGTATTCTCAAGCACCTTAAAAGAGGTGTCTACTCTTCAACAAAGATTGGAATCTACTTACGATGAAATCGGTGAGGTTCTTGGTAAATACTACGAAATCAAAGAAGGTAATGAGTTTGGTGCTGAAAGAGCTAAAGCAATTGCTGGTGGTGAAGATTCATTTGAAGTTGATGGTAAGTCATACAAGGTAACTGGAGTAGACGCTGAAGACAAGAAGAACGCAGAAGAGTTTGCTAATGAGTCTATGAAGTTAACATCTTTAATCAAAAGAAACGAAGAGTTAACTGGTCGTCAAAAAGAATTGGATGTTGATAGTGATGGTGACATTGAAGCTGATGACTTGGCTGATTTAAGAGCCGGTAAAAAAGCAGATGAGTCGGTAAACGAAGGAGTATCTCCGGCGGATATGGATAAAATTAAAGGGGCAGTAGAAGCAGCATCTTCATTTATGAGTGTGGGTAGTGAGTTAAAGAAATTAGGTGTGAAATATACTTTCGCTACCGAACCATTACCAATTTATATTATACAACCAACTCCAAATAACAAAGTTGCTATTGTAAATAAGAAATACGCAACCAAACCTGATTTTGTGGTTGGTGATATTGCAGTAGGTATAATGGAAGGCAAATTAAACGAAGAAGAAATTAAGTGGAATGCAGTTGAAAACGCAATCATCAACTTCTTAAAGATGAACACCAAAATTTTGGACAAGAGAGTTCAAGCTAAAGATACCGAAGGTGTTAAAGGTGGATTAAAATCTATTATTAGTGGTTTGACTAACGCACAAAGAAGTTTGAAGTTAGAATCAGTAAACGAAGGTGTTAGAATTTCATTATTTGACCCGAATAAAAATAAAATTTTAAAATCATTATCGGTTGATAGGAATTACAAAGAAGCCGAAAAAGAAGTTGAAACTTTAAATAAAAGATTATCAGCTTCAGAAAAGAATAAAGGGTATTACTGGAAAATTACTACAATAGGAGAATCAGTAAACGAAGCTAGTTATGTGAGTGGATACACTGTAAAAGCTAAAACTCCATATGAGTTTGTAAATGGTGCATACGCAGTTCTAAATGCATATTTAAGAGATGAAGAACTTGGACCAAAAGGTAAAAAAGAATTACAAGATATCTTAAAGTCATTAGAGTATATGAGAAAGTATTTCTTCTTTAAGTTGAGTGAATCAACCGAATCGGTAAATGAAATCACACTTGCTAGAGGTTTAAAAGATTTAATTAAAGGAACAACCTCATCAGTTGAAGGTATTAAAGTTTCTAAAGAATTAGCAAGTGCTATTGCAGGATGGGCTACCGGTTCTACTTATGGTCAAAGATATGGTAATCAAATGTTGAAGTCTCCGTTTGCTAATGTTTGGCAGATGGTATTTAGTCCTTCATTTGGAGTTGAAGCACATTTGAAAAGATACGACAAGGAAGCTTTAAACACTTTGAAGCCCGAACTTATGAAAATCAAGTCAAAATTGGGAATGTAAGATGAACGAAATGAACATCCTACAAGACCTATCAGTTGAGTTTTCTCAAATGATTAAGAAAAACTTACCACAAATCAAAAAGTTATCCCCTTCTACTCAAAGAGAGTTGGGGAAACTTTTTTCTGATTTTAAAAATGGACTTGATGATTTAAGTTAAAAAAATTGTATTTATTACAATATAAAAAACAAGTTATGGAAGAAAACAAAAAATTCAAAAAAGTTAGAAAAGCCGAAATGGTTATTGTGGGAAAGCCCAACGCTGTGAAGGTAGTAAACAACAACATTGAAGCCGCTTTACGATTCTGGAAAAAGAATATGAAAGAAAGTGGTAAAATTGAATGGATTAAATCACATAGAGAATATGTGAAACCAACTACGGAAAAAAGAGAGCTACGAAATCAAGCACTCCGTAAAGAGTGGACACGACGCCAACAACAAGAATAATAAATGGTAAACACTTTATTGTTTCAATAAAAGTTCCCATATTTATTACTAAAAATGTAGTCCCCTAATGGGCTATAACTTTATTTATAATTGTATTATTAAGGTTCACGAATAACCTTATTACCCCGAAGAATAATTTAGGAGTTTAAAATGGCAAAATCAGATTTGCTCAAAGAAGCTATCGCTGACGCAAAAGCCGTAAAAGAAACTGCTTTAGCTAACGCTAAGTTGGCTTTAGAAGAAGCATTTGCTCCACGAATTCAGTCTATGTTGTCTCACAAACTCGCAGAAGAACTTGACGATGAGGAAGTTTCTGAAGAAGAGGAAGAGATGACTGCTGAAGTACCTGCAATGGAAGAAGAGGATGAAATGTCCGCTGACGCTGAAATGGGTGCTGAAGAAGATATGACTGAAGAAGAGGATGAAATGTATTCTGAAGAAGACCAAATGGGTGCTGAAGAAGAGATGGATATGGCTGCTGACTCTGATGAAGAAGGTGAAGAATACGAACTTACCGGTGATGAAGAAGAAGACACCGAAGAGGACGACCTTGACCTTGAAGCAGTAATCAGAGAATTAGAAGACGCAATGGCTTCCGATGAAGAAGAAATTGCATTTGAAGAAGATGAAATGGAAGATGAAATGACATCTGAAGAAGATGAAATGGAAGATGAAATGACATCTGAAGAAGATGAAGAAGAACTTGACATCAACGAAATCATCCGTACCTTGAAAGAAATGGAAGGTAATGGCGAAGAAGAGATGACCGAGGAAGAAGAAGACGCTACTGAAGGTTACAAAGAAGAATTGGAAGAAGCTTATAAGACTATTCAGTCTATGAGAAAAACCATCAACGAAGTAAACTTACTTAACGCAAAACTTCTTTACACCAACAAGTTGTTCAGAACTTTTGATTTGAACGAGTCTCAAAAAGTTAAAGTAATTGAAAACTTTGATAGAGCTTCAAACTTGAGAGAAGTAAAATTAGTATTTGCTACATTAGGTGAAAACTTAAATGTCGCTAGAAAAAAGAAAACAGTTGTTAAAGAATCACTCGCTTCTAAACCAATGAAGTCAACTGCAGCTCCTAAAAAGATTTTATCTGAAGGTGACGCAGTAGCTGAAAGATTTAAGAAGTTAGCTGGTTTGATTAAATAATAAAAAACCAAAAAAGAAAAAAGGATTAAAATGAAAGTAAATAACATTTTAGCTGAATCTGCTGGTTTCAACAAGAGAATGTCTGAAGAGACTAAAGGTATCGTATCTAAATGGGCTAAAACTGGTCTTTTAGAAGGTTTATCTTCAGATTTTGAAAAGTCAGGAATGGCTACTCTACTTGAAAACCAAGCAAAGCAATTAGTATCTGAAGCATCTGCTACAGGTCAATCGGCAAACTCTGAAGAGTGGAGCGGTGTCGCTTTACCTTTGGTACGCCGTATCTTCTCTGAAATCGCAGCGAAAGAATTCGTTTCGGTTCAACCTATGAACTTACCTTCGGGTCTTGTATTCTACTTGGACTTCAAGTATGGTACAGGTCAAGCAGGTTTCACTACCGGTTCCGGTAAAGATTCACAAGCTGATTCAGTATTCGGTGTTACCGAAACTGCTAACCAAGCTTCTGGTGGTCTCTATGGTACTGGTCGTTTCGGTTACACTATTAATGATGTAAATACATCAGTAATCAGCACTAAAGCAACTGCTCCAACAGCAACTGCAATGGTAACTGCATCTATTACTGCTGCAGATTTTAACTATGACACTGCGTGGTCAGCGTCTAATGCGGCTTCCGGTGAAGTTTTCCAAAAACTCACATTTAGCACCGCATCATTCACTAACCCTGATTTAGATGGTATTCGTGCGTTTTCAATCGCGGGAACTAACATTTTAGAATACTACCCTGAATTTACAACTGTAAACTCAATAGACACTCAAGTTTCGTTCATCGTAAAAGTAACATCTGCTACTGGCGCAACCGATGCTCTTATCAAGTATCACAAGCAACCAACTGATATCACTCGTGGTGACTTTGAACAAACAACTTCTGGTTTCGCTGCAAACCCTGAGACTGATTTGGGTATTCCCGAATTGAACGTAGAGCTTCGTTCTATTCCAATCGTTGCTAAGACTCGTAAGTTGAAGGCACAATGGACTCCAGAATTTGCTCAAGACTTGAACGCATACCACTCAATTGACGCTGAAGCTGAATTGACCTCAATGTTGTCAGAGTACATCTCACAAGAAATTGACCTTGAAATCTTGGATATGTTACAACAAAACGCATTGACTACCGGTCACTGGTCAGCTAAAGTTGGTTTTGAATGGAATGGTTCATCTTTTGCTCAATCGGCTGCTAACTATACTGCATACATCCAAGGTACTTGGTTTGCTACATTAGGTACTGTTCTTCAGAGAGTATCTAACCAAATCCACGCTAAGACTATGAGAGGTGGAGCAAACTTCTTGGTAGTATCTCCTGATGTTGCTACTATCCTTGAGTCTATCCCAGGATACACCGCAAATGGTACAGGTGAACAAATGCAGTTCGCAATGGGTGTATCTCAAGTAGGTTCATTCGCTAACCGCTACACTGTTTACAAGAACCCATATATGCAATCAAATATGATTCTTATGGGCTTCAAAGGTGCTCAATTCCTTGAGACTGGTGCTGTTTACGCTCCATACATCCCATTGATTATGACTCCTCTTGTGTACGACCCGAAAAACTTCCAACCTCGTAAGGGTGTAATGACTCGTTACGCGAAGGAAATGATTCGTGGTGAGTTCTACGGTAAAGTATTCGTTCACGGTCTTGAGACTGTTGGACAATAATAATCGTTAGAACAACGAGTAATCTAAAGGGGGTCTTCGGACCCCCTTTTTTATTATACCCAATATACTTATACTAAAGGTTTTATAATAATAATTTATCTATAAAGGGTTTATGGAGAATACGGAAAAACGAGTTCCAAAAGGTGATATTAAATTTTCAATTAATTTATCTGATGAGCAAAAACACGCAAAATCACAAATCCTTGAACATCCATTTAATTTTATTTTAGGAAAAGCTGGTAGTGGTAAAACCCTACTCGCAGTTCAGATTGCATTGGATTTGTATTTCAAAAGAGAAATTAACAAAATTGTCATCACGAGACCTACGGTATCAAACGAAGACAATGGATTCTTACCTGGTTCTTTGGAAGAAAAAATGGAACCTTGGTTAGTACCAATCCGTTCTAATATGAAAAAAGTATACGATAAGTGGATTGTCCTTGAAAAAATGGAAAAAGAAGAAAACATTGAATTAGTATCTTTAACACATTTTCGTGGTAGAACTTTTGATAATTGTGTATGTATAGTAGATGAATTTCAAAACTTAACTAAAACACAACTGGCAATGGTGTTGGGTAGATTGGGTAAGGGGTCTCGTATGATTCTTACAGGAGATGCTCAACAAATTGATTTAAAGTTTTCAAACGATTCAGCAGTACACGATGTTGCTAAATTAAAAGAATCAAGATTTGTATACACGGTTAATTTAAAAGACAATCACCGACACGAAGCTCTTGATGAGGTTTTAAGACTATTGTATTCTTTCTAATAAGTTATGGTGAATCTCTAACTATTTATTGATTAGAGATACTATTTTATTAAGAGTTGGAGAACTTGTATGGCCGATTATTCAGGGTCTTTTAGTGGTTCGTTTGAAGGCACATTTCTTGGCGGTGTTGTATCATCATCGGCTCAATTGTCTATTGATTGGAACAGCAATGTAATTGCTAACAAACCAACCACAATTTCACCATTCCAAGCAAATTCTATTGTTTCAAATAATAGATTTAGAGAAACTACATACCCCGCGATTTCAGCGTCAGTATCATCACGACTTACAACTGTTGAAGCTGATATAGATACGTTATCAACACAAATTGAAGCAGCAGTTTCAGGTACAGTTCCTCCAGGAACTATTAGTGGTTCCGCTCAAATTTCAGCTTTTGGTTATTTAACATCCGCATCCGCTGCGGCCCTTGGTTTTGGAAGTGGTGGTGGAGAAACTTACACCGCTGGTCTTGGAATTATTATTTCAAGTAATGTAATCAGTTTAGATACAAGTTCTACTCATTTTATTCAAGGTGTATCAGCGTCTGCTGCTGCAAGTGGATTTGGTAGTGGTGGTGGCGGTTCAAACCAAGCACCAACAATCGCAGACCAAAGTATGTCTGCGGTACCGGAAAGTTCATCTGCTGGATACGAAGTTGGTCTTATTACAGCTACCGACGCTGAGGGTAATATTATTACATTTGCTTCGTTTACAATTGCAAATGTTTATTTGAACTCAAATCCATCGGTAAACTTAACATCATCGTTGGGTGGAACTTCTTTATACGACCCATCAATAGACCCCTTCCAAGCAAATAGCTCAGGTATCATCACTCGTAAAAATAGCGTTTTCTTAAATGCTGATGTAGCTGATAGATATGTTTATCTTGCTACCGCAACTGACCCATTTGCTACAACATCCGGTTCTGGGTTTGTAACCATTCCAATTTCACAAGATGCTTCATCTTCAATTGGTGCTGATGGTGGAACTTATTATATTATTGAGTCTGGTATTACGGGTGATAATTTAACAAGCAATCCAAATGGTAGAACTGCTGGAGATATAACCTTTACATCGGCTGTATCTCAAATGTGGGTAGTAAATTCAAATCCATCGGGTTATGTTAGATTTGTGGGTGGTAATACAACAGCTACCGCATCAACTACACCTGCTCTTGAGTTAGCTCAAAACATAAGTGGTTCGGGTTTAACCTTTGATTTAGGTTCTACAATTGGTATTGAAATCACAGCATCTGAAGTTGGATTTGAAACGACCAAACAATATAGAAATCATACATTAAACATAGCTAAAAACTTTGCACCAAGTGGTTCTATGGTAAGAACCGACACTAACCTTAATACAAATGGTGCACGGGTTGGTAATACATTAGCTACTCTAACTTGGACTGATACTGAAAGTAACACTTTAAATCACCAAACTTTTACACTAACCTCTAATACAAGTTTAACATCAAGTTGGAATGGCGGTTATGTATATACAATCACCCCAACTTCAAATTTATCTGCTGGAACTTATTATGTTAGTGCAAGTGTTAAAGACCAACACGGATTTAGAATTGGTAGTAGCTCTGTATCACTTACGATTGCTCAAGCAAATTCTGGTTCTATAACATCAAGTTTAGCATATGTTCTTGAATCGGCCGTAAGTGGTGCCGGAATATTCACAAATACGGATGGTCGTACAGGAACTACATCAAGTATTAGTATTGCATTTAATCCAAATTACAATTCCCAAGTAGTAGCATCATACACATCATCTAATCCACTTATTCAAGTAAAAAGTTTTACAACCAATGTTGCAAGATTGACAATTAGTGGAAGTGGTATTAGTGGCTCTAATCTTGGTTATTTTAATAGTGGTTCTATTTCATCAAGTATTAGTTATATTGACCAATATGGTAATATTGGAAGTGGTTGGGTTTATGTGACAGTTACAAAAAACTACGCTCCTGACATTACATTTACAAATGCTGGTTCAACGGTATTAAATACCAATGCTGCCCGACCTGTTAATAGTAATCCAACTTTATCTACTATTACATTTAGTGATAGAGAATCGGATATATTAAATCATAACACATTTACACTTACCGACCCAAGTGGTCAATTAAGCGCTTCTCGTAGCGGTGATTCTTGGTTAATTAAACCAATTACAAATTTAAGTGCAAGTGTGTATCAAATGACCGCAAGCATTAGAGATATTCACGGATTTAATACAGCAACAAAAACAAATACATTTGAAATTATTAAAGCAAGTATTGGTTCGTTTTCACAACCATCGCTTTATATTGTTGAGTCGGCATTAAGTGGTGCTGGTGTAACAACCGAACCAGATGGCAGTGGTTCTGCTTATACTTTATCAGTTTCATATGGAGCTCTTGGATATACGGGTCATTTAGGGGCTCCTGTCGCTACAAACTTCTCTGCTTCAGGTGATGGTGGTTATGTATTTGTTAACCCTACAAGTGGTGTTGTTACAATCTATAACAACCTCAGCGGTTCAGCGGTTCAGAATGGTTCTTCATTAACACCTTTAATTACTTGGAATGATAGTTATGGAAATTTGGGTAGCCAATCACTTTCAGTTGGTGTTGTTGATAACCAAGCCGCTACCGCAACATTTACTGATTTAACCGCAAATTGGGTTGGTAATCCTGTTGCAAGTGGTGTGGGTTTAGTTAGTGCTAGTATTTCAGACCCTGAAGTTCAGATTGTTTCTATGTCATTGAGTGGAACTGATGCTGGAAGTTTGGTTGCTGTACCACAAACATTTAATTCATCATCATATGTAATTAAATCCGCTACTACATTAACTCCAGCAACATACTACTATTCCGCAAGTATTCACGACAATTACGGAAATACGACATCAACTAATAGGTCTATTGTAGTAACGGCTCCCGTAGTTAACCCATTGGTGTATTTATATGATATTGGATTTTTCACAACCCAAACTGAAGCCGGTTATAGAAATATGTTAGGATATAGTAGTGCTACATTAGCACAACCATCGGTTATATCAACAGCAACTGTAGCTAGTGGATTTGGATGGGCTGAACAAGCAAAAACTTATTTAGGTGATACCTCATTCAACTTCTCATTTGGTAGTTCATATACTTCTAACTTATTAGCGAGTGCTAGTGTTGATAGTATTAGAGAATTGGTTACTGAATTTGGTACTATTTCAAGAAATAGCTCTAATGGATTTGTATTGTGTATACCGAGTGGTTCAGGTCTTTCTGATATTCCAAGACAAATGAGAAATGGGTATGGTGGTTCTACTAATAGAGAATATGTGCTTGAAGTTGCTTCCGATGGTGCTACGATTGGTTCCGGTATTGGAACATCACAAACTTCATACATACACCAATTCTCACTAAATAACGCTTTAAACGGATATACTGATTATATTTTTATTGGGTCGCCTACCCAGATTGCAAGTAGTACAAGTATATTAATAGATGTAAGACCTTCAAGCGGTTCCGCAACTTAATATTTTAGATGGAGATATAAAAAATGCCAAATATTAGTGAAATTATAGGACTAACCACCGCTGCCTCCAGCTCAGGACTGGCGGTAGCTGATAGCGAACTCATTAAAGGTGCGTTTCAGGTATTTTCCACATTAGCTAGGTTACAGGCGGCTCCAACGGCAAGATTAACCGATGGTCAAATTGTTTGGGTTGAAGGTGAAAGCAAATTATATCAACTTTCAATTACACTTGCAAATCCACCTTTTACATTTACCGACACTTATACTTGGAACGAGTTTACGGGATTTGGCGGCGGTAGTGTACCTGCTGGAACAATAAGTGGTTCATCTCAAATCGCAGCATTAGGATATATTTTATCTTCACAAACAGGTTCATTTGCTGTAAAAACGCAAATTAGTGGTGCATTTACTGAAGTATCTGGTGGACTTGCTGGTAGAATCACAACACTTGAAGGAACAAGTGGTGGTTCAACCGATATTTCAGCACTCAATGCTTTCACGGCATCTGCCCAATCATCTTTAAATGCTCTTAACTCCGCTACAAGTTCATACGCATTAAAGACTGAAGTTAGTGGTGCTTTTACCGAAGCATCTTCATCTATCTCAACTCGTTTAACATCACTTGAGGCTGGTGGTGGTAGTGTACCTGCTGGGACTATTTCCGGCTCACAACAAATTACCGATTTAGGATTTATAAATCAGTCACAAACAAGTTCAATGTCAGTCGCTACGGCTTCTTATGTTGACCCAACTTTTATCTCCGCTTCAGCAGCAGCTGCAGGTTTTGGTAGTGGTGGTGGAACTACTACGGATATATCTGCGTTAAACGCATTTACATCTTCAATCCAAACCCAAGTTAATAATCTAACTGCTGAGACAAGTTCATACTTAACATCAGCTGATACAAGTTCATTTATATTAGCATCTCAAACCTCTTCAATGAGTGTGTTGAGTGCTTTGACCGCTTCATATCTAATTGGTGGTGCTGGTTCTATTGATACAAGTTCATTCGTAACAAACGACCAAACTTCTTCCTTTATTGTTGTGAGTCAAACCTCTTCAATGAGTGTATTGAGTGCCGAAACCGCATCATTTATTTCTGATACATTCATTTCAGCATCCGCAGCAAGAAGTGGATTTGGAACTGCTACTCTTCCAAGTGGTGTATTGTCTTCATCCGCTCAAATAGCTACTGAAATTAGTGGTGCTTTCACTTCGGTATCCGGAGGTCTTGCTGGTAGAATTACAACCCTTGAGGGAACGAGTGGTGGTGATGTAAGCGCTTTAAACTTATTTACAGGTTCCATCCAAACGCAAGTTGATAATCTAACTGCTGAAACAAGTTCATACTTAACATCAGCTGATACATCATCATTCATCACAATTAGTCAGACATCCTCAATGTCGGTGGCTACTGCGTCTTACATTGACCCAACCTTCATTTCAGCATCCGCTGCTGCATCAGGATTTGGAAGTGGTGGTGGTTCAACGGATATTTTAGCACTAAACACATTTACATCTTCTATCCAAAGTGAAGTAAATGCTTTAAAAGCTGCTACAAGTTCTTATGTAACATCTGCTCAAACAAGTTCGTTTGTTACAAATTCTCAAACATCATCGTTTGCG